CCAATTATATTTTCTAAAGTATTATCAATTTCATCTTGTGAAAATTGGATTAAAAATCTACTAACTTGAGGATTACCATCGTTAGCTGTACTAATTTGGGTTTGAGACGATTCTATAATTTCATCTAATCCCGTATTCATATTAGGGAATAGAGAATATATTGTAGCGTCTTTTGTAGGGAATATTTTATATACGGCCATTGTTTAATATTATAGTGGTACTACTTTTCCTTGAATGTCTTGATTTGGATATTTTACTTCAAAAATAGATGGATCAAGGGAAGGATAAACTACATTATTTGTAGTAGCTGCACTTATACTATAAGCGTAAGGACTATATCCTAAATTTTCTCCAACTAAGTTTGTTATTGAAATATTTTTTACTGTTTGTACTCCTGTTATTCTATCTAATAAAATATATAAATCTCTTAATAGAATAGGTTGATTAATTGACCATTGATCTATTGCGAAATAAGCTTGTAAAGCTAATATACAATCGGTTAATACTTGGTTATTGTTGTAATTAGGTAATACTATTATTTCAAAATTAACTCCGATATTAATAATAAATCCATCTCTAACATTAACCGCATCCCCAATCATTCTATATTGAGATAAGTATGTTGTTAAATTCAATTTTAAGGCGTCAGAAGCCGTTCTTAATGTTTTATCCGCGTTATAGCTTAAAACATATAAGTCCAACACAGAATTAGACTCACCTGCGGACATACTAACGCGTTTAGATGGTTCGATGTATGCTTTAGCTATAACACCGTATTTACCAGGCATTGATAATGCTCTTACTAAATAGTCATCTTGAGTTACATTACGTAATTGAGATGCAAAATTAGCCATTGCATTTTGTCTAATTTCATCTACTGTATCTCCATCACCCCCACCATCAGCTGCTACTAGATTAGTAACGGCTAAAGAAGCAAATATAGCATTTGCTGTTGTTGAATTTAGATTTGCATTTAAGAAGGTTGGAGATGAATTTAATGTATTTAAAACATTAGATTGAACATTAGCTGTCACACCACCACCTGTTAAATATCTAACTGTTAAAGTTGTATTTGAAGGAGCAATACCATAAGTTCTTGTAAATAAGAAATTTGAAGGTGAATATGCTGTTGTTAATTTTGTTTGTTCAAATGGTAATCCTATACCTACATTATTTGGGTTTGGAGTAATATTTTCATCTACATCGTTTGCTGTACCCGCACCAAATTGAAGTTGTAATGATCCTGAATTAACAAATCTAGTTGCAAATCGGCGTTGTTCTTTTTCTAGTTTTAAAAGATAAGGAGCATTACCTTGATCGTAATAATAATTAGGATCATTTGGATTTGTATTTTTAAGTGGTTTGTAAACCATTTCTTGACCTAAATAATCTACTTCATACCAAGTATTTCCATCACTATCCGTAATATCTAAAATTCCAATAATCTGAGGTGAGTTTATATTAACTGTAGAAAATTGAACGGGAGCTCCAAAACTAAAAGTTGTTGTACTGATAGTAGCGGATATTGCTTTTCTTGTTTTTCTTAATAAGTAAAATGTTGGATTACCTCCAGACGTAGCATATACGGTTACTTCTGTAGGATCTTGGGAAGATGAAACTGTAAAATCAACAGGATCTTCAACTAAAAATGTGGGAACATTAAGCAATGTTGAAGAAATTGTTGTGTTATTAGGAACATACAAAGCATAATCATAATCAGGTAGATAAGTACCACCTACATTTTTAGAAGGTACTTGTTGGTAAAAACTAATTTCAGTAGTTGCTACTTGAGTTACTGTTGGTTTATAACCAAACATATATGCTAATTCAAATAAATTATTTGTTTGTCGAGCATATTGTAAAAAATTCTCTTGAAATTGATTATCAAGATAAAAAGATAAAATATCACCTACATAAGCGGCCATCTCCATAAACATCATACCTGGTGATGCTGGAGTAAAATCATTATAAGTTGTTGGAAAATACGTCTTAGCATAGTCAACTAGACTTGCTCTTAATTCGGTAAAATCCTTATTGATATATTTTATATCTTTTTTAGTATTATTAACTGCCATTATTGAAATGATATTTGTATTTGATCTGTTATACCTGTATCTTTTACGTTATATTTTAAAACTACTGTAATTGTATTATCATCTGGATTTTGTAAAATATCTAATGATGCTACAATAACTGTAGGGAAATATAGTGCTATTTGGGATTGTATGTCTGATTTTAGGCCTTCTATATTACCATTTGTTATCTGTTCAAAGATAAAAGCTCTTAAATTAGCACCAAATAAAGGATTTAAATATCTTTCAGTTTCGTTGGTTAGAAAGAAATTTAATAAATTATTCCTAGTAGCATCTTTAGTAGTATACGTTGGATAAAATACTGCGGGTGCATTAAAAGGAATAGAAACACCAACCGCTGTTCCCGGTTTTTGATCTATTGGAAATATTTTTTGAGCTCCGTATGCCATTATCTATTATTCATTAATCCCATAATTTGACTTAAATCAACTTCACCTTCAGGTAATTTACCATTAATTGAATCAACAGGTCCTTGAGGTTTAAACGGAACATTTTTAGTTGTGGCTACACCACCTTGTTGCATTTCTTCAAGCATTCCACTAAACATTGATTTACGTTCAGCCGCAGTCAATTGTTTTGGTTGTGAAACATGAGGTTGAGCGTATGTGTTTTGAGGTACATATGATTCAGTAACCACTGTTGCTTTAGGTGATTTAACGGCTTCTAATAGTATATCACGCAATTCTTCTTGAATTGCTTCTTTTACTGCTTCTTTGATGAGTTTTTTAAATTTTGTTGTTTCCATCGTATTATAAATATTAAAATTAATAAGCTTTTAAATTATCTCTGTCAATTATTAGTTTAAGTTCGTTGATTAATATTTGAGGTTCAAGAGTAAATGATAATTCTGTTTGAGTTAAAACTATACCACTTTGATTTTTACCTACAGCTCTATAACGATTTACGGTTGGTGTATAAGGTATAGTTTCAATTTCAATTAAAAATCCAGCATATGTTACCTGATTAACGGTAGTATCGGCTTGGGTTTGTTGAGCTGCTATAGATATTAAACTATCTGAAATTGGGGTTAAACCTGGAAATGATGTGTTATCGGTTAAATTTGGTACACATTGTTTTAATTTGATATCTAAAGCAGATAATATTCCTACTATCTGTTGTATATACTTATTTATTATAGAAATGGGAATAGCAGCAGCAGCTACCGATCCTGCAACTTTAGGTAGTCTTGCTTCGCCTAAAGGAGTGAATAATTTTTTACGAATTATAGTTTCTAAATCTGCTAATCCCGAAGTAACGGCTCCAGGAACACCTGGAGGTGCTGGTAGTAATTTTGAACCAGCCGAAATTGCTGCTTTAGCAATATCTAAAGATGTTAATACTATTTCTGTTATATCTAAAAATCTGGATAGGCCGGTAATAGTTTGAGTAATAGTATCTAATTGGACACCTATAGCATTTAATGATACTACCAAACCATTTCGTATAGTGATTATTCTTCGGATAGTAGGACTATTTGGATTAGGACAACCATTAGCAAATACTGTTTTTAATATTCCCGGAATCTGTGTTGGAAGTTCAGCAAATGAAAAAGATCCAAAATTTGTTAATTGAGCACGTAAGTTATCCTCAACAATTTGAGTAGCAATAGGAATTGATTCTTTTCTAGCTGTTAAACTACCTATTTGTGTTTCTAATCCTTTAACACCATTTTTTCTCTTAGCGTCTAAGGTAGTAATTTGATCTTGAATTTTTTGTTGTTCTGCTTGTGATTTTTCTTTTGCTTTTGCTATTTCATTTTCTACTATTTGAGTAATAAGTTGAATAACAATATTGATAGCAATGGGAATAAGAGCAATAATAATTTTTTTACCTAGATTTGTTACAATAATACCTAACTTAGCTGTACCTTTTGGTTTTTCTGTGTTGGCATTTTCTATAGCTTCATTGTCAACGGGTATTACTTTTTGAGCATTATTATTAGCAGCCACTTCCTCCTTTTTAC